AATTGTATTGCATTGTTTGGTAATGATAATGATGACAAGGTTATCTACTTGCATGAGCAGTTATATAGATGGATTGTGTTTCCGTGGGAACGTGTTAAAGGAGGTATGTGATGTATCAAAGTACAAAGACATATGGTAATGATAGAGGATTGAGTTGTGCATTTCGACAATGGAGAGCTGATAGTCATTGTAATTTAATTCATGGTTATAGTTTGGGGTTTCGTTTTACATTTGAAGCTGCAACACTTGATGAACGAAATTGGGTTTATGATTTCGGTGATTGTAAATGGATTAAGAAATATCTTGATGAAATATTTGACCATACATTAGCAATAGCCGAAGATGATCCTGAGTTAAATACATTTAAAACATTACATGGTAAAGGTCTTGTAAATCTTTTTACATTTAAAGGAGTTGGTTGTGAGAAGTTTGCAGAGCATGTATATAATTATGTGTCACCAAAAGTATATACTGATACAAAGGGTCGGGTGTCTGTTTATAGTGTAGAAGTATTTGAACATGGTGCGAATAGTGCGATTTATATTAATCCTTACGGGAGTGGTGTATGATGGATACAAAGTTTAGTGATGAATTGAAAAAGAGAATGATGACAATTAAGCATAAACATTTTGCAAATGATACGGTATATATGTATCTTGATCCCGGTGATGTTAATCTTATTGAAGATGAAGTAGCAGATGCATTTGAAGATGTATTAAAGGCTTTGGTTATTAATACAATTGATGACCACAACACAAAAGACACATCAAGACGAGTAGCTAAGATGTTTGTGCATGAAATTTTTCGTGGAAGATATTATCCTCCACCTGAAGTAACTGCATTTCCAAATGCAAAAGAGTATGACCAGTTATATATTACCGGTCCTATTACTATTAATTCAACTTGCGCACATCACTTTCAACCAATTACGGGACAAGCTTATATTGGTATTTTTCCGGGAAAGAAAGTAATAGGTCTTTCAAAGTTTAATCGGATAGTAGATTGGATTGTATCAAGACCACAGATACAAGAAGAAATGACAGAACAAATTGCTGATGAAATTGAAGAAGAAACAGAGGCAAAAGGAGTAGCTGTTGTTATTAAAGCAAAACATTTTTGTATGTCGGCAAGAGGAGTTAAAGAACATGATAGTGATATGTTGACTTCAGTAATTCGTGGAGATTTTTTAAAGATAGAACATTTGAAGGCAGAGTTCTTTTCACTATTGAATAATATGAAAGGTATGAAATGAAGAAAGCAATTTATATTCCAGCATATAGTGATGGTTTGATGTCGATGCTTTATAGTAAAGATGATAATCAAATTGCAAAAGAGAATCAAGAAGATTTTTCTGATAAAAAATCATTAAGAATATATAATAAAGATTTTAATTCTTATTTTCACAATCCGTATATTTTAATTTCAGCTGGTTCGGTTTATAAGAAAACAAATTTTAGAAAAACAATTCATGCAGAAAATTCTATAGTCTTTGTTGATAGTGGTGGGTATAATTTAGCACACAGTACATTAGATCATAAAAGATATACAGATAAGATTGCATTAGAATTTTCTGAAGCTAATGGAGATATATTTCCAATATTAGACAGACCGACTTTTACTTTGGGGATGATGAGAAAAGGAAAACCAGTATCGCCATATAAAGATTATGATGAATGTTTAAAGTTGTCTGTTAATTCTGCAAAGTATTATTATGAAAATAGAAGTAGATCAGACGCAACTATTTTAAATGTTATACAAGGACAAACTGTAAATCAAATTGCATCATGGTATAAAGAGATTAGTAAGTATGAATTTGATGGATGGGCATATGGTGGAACGAAAGGAAATCTTGGAAGAATATTACCTGCATTAAAGTTTCTATTAAATAGTGGTGAGTTAGCTAGAGAATCTTGTAAGATGTTTCATATTTTTGGTGTGACATCTAATGAGAGTATGATCTATTTTCAATATCTTCAATTAGTATTTGAACGAATGGGTATTGATTTGCAGATTACTTACGATTCAACATATTGGAATAGAACTTGTGTGTACGGGAGTTATATGACTAGACCAAGATATATTGTTGGTTTAGGTATGGAGTCTATGGAATGGACAAATAGTATCAATTATAAAGAGTTATCAAAAGATTTTAAGCTACCATGTCATTGTCCGATATGTGAAGATTTAGATGATGCATATGGGTTTTTTAATAATTATAAAATAGAAGATGGTGAAGAAGTAATTGTATTTAAGAAGTTTAATAATATGATTGCATTTCATAATTTATATTTGCAATTAGAATACCTTGAGAATGTAAGAAGGATTTTTAGTTCTGGTATGAAAGATGTATATGAGGCATTCTTTCCACAAAAGATATGTGACAATTTTAAATTAATTGATAATTATTTTGATAATATTGATAATCAAGATTGTGAAGCAGTAATTAATGAGAGATTTTTGAGTGGTTATGTTAAGAAAACCAAGAATAAGATAATTAAAGATTCTAAAACAACAGGAGTAGTTGGTGGTTTAGGAATATGATTGATGTGTTAGAATATGTTGGTGTTGTGTTAGCTTTACTTGGTTCTGTATTTGTAGCTAGAAATGACCAGTATAGTAAATGGGGGTTTGTTCTATTCTTAATATCCTGTATTTTATTTATGTTTTGGTCTTTTATAATACAGAAATGGGGATTGATGGTTATGAATATTATATATATGTTTGTTAATTTATTTGGAATTTATAGATGGTTTAATTGGAATGGGACTCAAATCACCACAAAAAATTAAAGATAAAACCCTGCCTGCTGGAGATAATAAATTATTTTCAGATGATGAGTGGGTTTCACCTTCAGAATTGTTTGGTGAAATTAAAGTATTAAATCATCCGTTAATGCATGAAGCATTTGATAGAATTTTAGATCAGCATGTAATGAAACAACCAACGGCATTCTTATCGTTGTGTTCAGCTACTAGACCATATTATCATAGTACAAAATGGAAAGAGTATGTAAAACATTTTGATAATAAAGTGGATTTTATTGTAGTATCAAACGGTGGAATGATACCTGAAGAATTTTGGTTGAGTTATCCATATTTGAATTATGATGCAGGTGACCATGAGGATGATGTGTTGTATAAAAAAGTACAGTATGATCGAATGACAAGATTTTTTAAAAGACATTTATATGATTATGTGATAGCAAATTTTAGTCCGGTACAACGAAATGCAGAACCTGCAGAAAAGGCATTGGTGGAGTTAAAGGAAGGTGGTTATATTAAAGATTATATTTTAATTCCAGATGTGGTTACATATAAAGAAGCACAATCGAAAGTAATTCGATTTACTCTTGCTGATAAACAATCTCAGGGGTGGCTTGCTGGTGATATGTTTCCTGATTTGCATCCAGTTATTTTTGGTAGGTTGAAGGAACAGGTAGAATTGTGGAGTAGTAGTAATGTTGTATCTTTTGATGTTTAATTTTGTGGAGGTTTAAAATGAGTTTGAAGAAAGCAGTTGTAATTTATAGTGGTGGTATGGATAGCAGAACCGTACTGGAAAAAGCAATACATGATGATTATGATGTTCATGCGTTGTCTTTTAATTATGGACAAAGACATTCTGTTGAACTGGAGTATGCAAGGCGTGTTACAGATAAGAAGGGTATTATTCATAAGATTATTGATATTAGTAGTATTAATGATTTGTTACAGGGTTCTTCTCTTACGGGTGATATTGATATTCCAGAAGGACATTATGAAGAAGAATCTATGAAGTCAACAGTTGTTCCTAATAGAAATATGATTATGTTATCTTTAGCTATTGCATATGCAGTTAGTATAGGTACAGATAAAGTATATTATGGAGCTCATGCAGGTGACCATGCAATTTATCCTGATTGTCGGCCAGAGTTTTTAGAAAAGATGAATGATGTTGCAGCGATAGCTAATTATGAAGCTGTGAATATCTATGCACCATATTTGGATGGTAATAAAGAAACTATTTTACAAGATGGTTTTGAGATGGGCATAGATTATGCAGATACTTGGACATGCTACAACGGGCGTCAGAAAGCGTGTGGTAAGTGTGGTGCGTGTCAAGAACGATTAGAAGCATTTAAAGCAGTTGGTAGAACCGACCCGTTGATGTATGAATAGGTATAAATACTAGTGGAGGTAATAAATGTCTGAAGAAGAAAAACCAAAAAAAGACTCAGATGAAAAGGAACTTATATTAAAACTGGGTGAAGATGATAGTGCATTAGTTGTGCGTACTAATGGAGAGATTGAATTAATTAGTCGTGATCTTCAAGGAAAAGACGATAACTATCTTGGTGATTTGGAAGATTTGAATAAGACTTTTACACTTGTCTTAGCTTTTGCAGCTGCATTAGAAAACGAGCAATTGTATAATCATCTTTTTCAAAATTTAAATCATATTCTTCACCGACAATGGAACAAGTTACCTCCTGATGAAAAAGCACGAATAAAAGATATTCGTATGCATCATTTATTACATCCAGATGAAGATGATAAGAAGAATATAGATAAAACTATTGCAGATAAACAAGAATGGTTGAATCGGTGGAAAGATGAATTAGAACGGGGGCGAGCTCAGTTGGAAGATTATATGAATCAGCATCCAGATGAACGGGATGTTGGAGGTCCTTTTGGCCCGGAGATGATGGAGCCACCACGAAGAAAAAAACGAAAGAAAATAAATCCACTTGCGAAGTTGAAAGATGTTAAATGGAATCCATATGATGAAACTTTGAAAGCAAACAGGGTTGATGGTAGACATTCTCCTTTTAAAGGAGATTATAAATTAGATCATCCACCTGATGAGGAGGATTAATGAACCCATTTCAGTATGCGAATGACTTGATGAAGAAAAAGGATTATGATGGTGATTGTATTAGAGAGCGAAAGGATTACAAGCCATTTTTTATAAATCGTTCTCTATCTTATCAACCAGATTTGATTCATTATGCTAATATGATGAATGAGAATCCAATGATTGAGGTTAAATCTCATTATGATTTTTTGCATCAGACAGTTGAGAAAAGAAAAAGACCTTTTCGTGCATGGATTAAAGCTAAGAAGTTGGAAGATTTAGCAGTTGTTAAAGAGTATTATAAGTATAGTAATAAAAAAGCATTAGAAAGTTTGAATATTTTAACTGAGGATAATATAAAACAACTCAAACAGAAGTTGTTTAAGGGTGGAAAATCTCCATAGTATAAATATTATATAATGGGTTAGTTAATGAATTGAAAAAGGAGATTACAATGGAAGATGTAGCGAAATGGTCAATAGATGATATGGTTGAAGTGAAGCTGAAAGAAGATGATGATTTTCTAAAAGTCAAAGAAACTCTCACCCGTATTGGAATAGCATCAAGAAAAGAAAAGAAGTTATTTCAATCTTGCCACATATTACACAAGCAAGGTAAATATTACATAGTTCATTTCAAAGAATTGTTTGCACTTGATGGTAAGCCAACAAACATTTCAGAGAATGATATTGAACGAAGAAACACGATTGCAAATCTTTTGCATGAGTGGGAACTTGTAAGTCTTGTCATTCCAGAAAAAGCACAACCAACTGTTCCAATTCGACAATTAAAAATTCTGCCTTTTGGTGAGAAAGATGAGTGGGACTTGCAGGCAAAATATAGTATAGGTAATGTTGGAATTAAATCTGCAGGAGAACATGAAGCCCGTGGTGCTACAGAGATTGACGATAAAGTTTTTGAATAATGCTGGTGTAGCTCAGTTAGTAGAGCAGTTCACTTGTAATGAACAGGTCGCGGGGGCAGAACCTGCCACCAGCTCCAAGGAGATGATATGAATATAAAAGTTGTAAGATTAGTTTCAGGTGAAGAACTTATTGGTGAATGGAATGAAGAAAAAAATATAATTAATAATCCAGTTATAATGGTTCCTATAGCTAAAGACCAATTAGGATTTCAGCCTTGGATTCCATATTCAGATGAAGAAGATGTGCAGTTAAAAGACCAACATATTATGACAGTTTTAACCCCTGATAAAAAATTACAAAATGAATATAATAAAGTATATGGTTCCGGTCTTATAATGCCAGATGCTGAGAAAATTATTCATTGAGTTTTCCTTGTATTTTAGTTTGTTTTTTGGTATAATTATATTATGAAGTTTTACACTTATATTGGTTTATTGAAGAATCAAATTTATGTTAGGGAGATTGCGGGGGATGATGAACATTCGTTCTCTGAGAATTTTCAACCCACCATGTACACCACAGCACCGGCAGAAAAATGTAACTATACAACTCTTGACGGTGATCCTGTTGGTAATATCAAGTTTGATAATATTGCTTCTTGTAAAGATTTTATAAAACAATATAGTGGTACAACCAATTATCCTATTTTTGGTAATACAAATTATATTGTACAATACATCTCTGAAAAATATCCAAAGAAAGTTCAATGGAATACAGACAAATTACAAATCTATACAATTGATATTGAAGTATCAGCTGAAGATGGTTTTCCAAATATTCAATCAGCTGCATCAGAGGTTACAGCTATTACGGTACATGATAGTGTGAGTCAGACTTATTATGTATGGGGAACTGGTGGTTATGTGCCACATGATGATACAAAACAAATTAGTTATTGTGAGTGTGATGATGAAGATGAAATGATAGAGAGCTTTCTTGTTTGGTGGGAACATAATTATCCACATATTATTACAGGGTGGAATTGTAAGTTCTTTGATATTCCATATCTTGTTAATCGTATTA